ATATTTTCAGTTAGAAAGTATCTTTATTAAACCATTTTCAAAACTCGTGCCAATCTGAGAAAAGAGAATCAAGAGAGGAACAGAAATGACAGAACATAACGAATTGCTTGAATCGATCGCGATCGCCAGAAAGTTGGTTTGCGAAGCAAAACCGACGCACATGAGGCTTAGTGGCGAACTTGCGGCGCGTGCGTTTTTGGCGCACGGTATGACGCCCGAGCCAGGCGACGTTTTCTTGTGGAGTACATCAGGCGGCCCGGTTTTTTGCCGGTTGGGCGATGAAGAGAATTACGCTCCCGATCCGGTTCTTCCTGAGCCGGTGAAGAGGTCATCGAACTCGCGGGCGCGACGGTAGCAGATTTCCACCCCTGCCTGAGCAGGGTCCAACTCACGCCTTGGGCAAGCCTCAACAAGAAAGGTAGTATCTCAGAATTCATTTTGCAATTGCTTCTCAAACATTAGCCGATGCCCAGGCGGTGGCCCGCCGCCGGGCTTCAAACATACGGAAAGGAGATTGCCATGCTTAGCCTTTTGGCCGTATCTCTCGCTATTTTAGTTGCGATTTTATTTTATTTCGTTGTATTGTTGCTAAAGGATGTTGATCGCCTTGAATCTGATAACCGGCGGTTGACCCGGCTGCTCAAGAATTATCGCCAGAAACACGCGGCGCGTTTTGAGTTGAATTCTAAACGGAAGGAGAAATTCCATGATTGAAAGTTTGCTTGCTATCTCCGTATTATTGAACGTATTTCTTTTTTTGCTGTTGGTCACTATGGCAAAACGAGGGGTGTTTATGTATAATTCTCTGGGAGAGATACGAAAACTGATGTCTGATACTTTGGCACAGTCAAAGGAGTACAATCAAAAATGAACATCCCCGATTCTAGGCGCATGAGCCGAAAACTCATTGCCAAAACTTTCGGCGTATTGCCGTCAGCGGTTACTCAATGGCATAAGCGCAAGGAGATGAGTGGCGGTTGTCCACGTAATGCCGACGGCACTTACAACCTCGAAACGGTCGTTGTCTGGCGTATGGCTCAGGGTGCCACGCGGTCTGGGTCAACAGCCGGCCTTGCAGGCGAGCGCGAGCGGCTTTATAAAGCGCGGGCCGACGGCGCCGAGATTAACGTTGCGCTGGCGCGCGGGTCGGTTGTTCCGCTTCAAGAGGTTCGGGCGGCAGTATCAGATATGATTGTAGCGGTCCGAACACGTATTATGAGCATAGGTCAATCGGTTGCTCCAGTAGTCGCGACGATGTCGGACGCTCGATTGATAAAGGATTTCATTGATGAAAGAAATCGAGAGGCTCTTACTGAATTGGCGGAATACTCGCCCAAATTGGATGGGGGAAACGATGAAATGGATATGCCCGCCCCCAAACATTACGGTAAGCGAGTGGGCAGACCAAAAAAGAAAGCTTAGTTCGGAGAGTTCTGGCGAGCCTGGCCAGTGGCGGACGGCGCGCGCGGAATACCAGCGCGGCATGATGGATGCATCGGTCGAGCCGGGCATCCATACCGTTGTTTTAATGACATCGGCACAGATCGGGAAAACAGAAATAATCAATAATGTGCTCGGGTATTTTTTGACACATGATCCTTGCCCTATCCTCGCTATGCACCCCACCGTTGAGATGGCTCAGACATGGTCCAAAGACCGTTTGACGCCCATGATTCGCGACACTCCTTCACTCAGAGATATTTTCAATGATACTCGAACCGGCGATTTATCCAACACGATTCTGCATAAGAAATTTCCGGGCGGGCATCTAACAGGCGTTGGCGCAAACTCGCCGGTCGGCTTGGCGTCGCGCCCAATTCGGATTGTTCTACCGGACGAAGTAGACCGTTTCCCGCATGAGGTTGGTAACGAGGGCGATCCGCTTTCGTTGGCTATCAAGCGGACCACCACTTTTTACAATCGCCTGATTTTTATGGCGTCGACGCCAACGACGAAGGACAAATCTAGAATCGAAACGTCTTTTCTAGAATCCGATCAACGCTATTTTTTCGTTCCTTGTCCTGAGTGCGGTATTTTCCAGGTTTTGAAGTGGGCGCGCGTAATGTGGGATGGTACGGATGCGTCGAGCGCTACATATTGTTGTGAATTATGCGAGAAGAAAATACCACACACAAAAAAAGCGGGCATGGTTGCGGATGGCGAATGGCGCGCGACATCGGAGAGTGACGGAATTGCTGGTTTTGCAATCAATGAAGTGTATTCGCCGTGGGTAACATGGGCCGAGATGGCCTCTGAATACATGAAAGTCAAAGATAATCCGGTTCGTTACAAAACTTTTGTTAATACAAGCCTTGGTGAGACATATGAGGATGTCGTGGAATCCGTAGACGATTCTATGCTACTTCAGCGTTGTGAGCCATACGTCGACCCGCCGCCTGGCGTTGAGTTGATAACTGCGGGTGTGGACGTTCACAAGTCCAATATCAAGGTGGAGATTGTGGGCTGGGGCGCTGACTATGAGTCGTGGTCTCTCGATTATGAGACTATCTACGGCGACACGGCTAAGCCGAAAATCTGGAGTGATTTGACGAAATTTCTCAACCGAACGTTTGGGAAAATGGCGATCCGGGCAACGGCTATTGACTCGAGATATAGAACTGATTCCGTATTCGAGTTTGTTAAGCGGCGCCAGCGCACTTTTGCCATCAAAGGTGTGCCGGGCTGGGGGAAGCCTACGATTGCCGCGCCGAAAGATAAATCGAAGTCAACTGGCGTCCGCTTGTACTCAGTAGGATCGAGCGACGTAAAGCGAATGATGCACGACCGGTTGCGCGTTCAAGAGCACGGGCCGGGTTTTTGTCATTTCCCGATTGGATACGAAGAGGATTTTTTTCTTGAATTAACGTCGGAGGTCATCGTTCAGAAGCAACTTCACGGTTATGCGGCGGACATGTGGGAAAAAAAGCCGGGCACTCAGAACCATTTTGGCGATTGCCGCGTCTATGCGACGGCGGCGCTTGCGATTTGCGGTACTGATCTGGATCGCGTGATCGAGGTGTGCCGGGCGGAGAAGCGCGCGGTTGTGTCACATACTCCAGCGGGCGGGAGTTTTCTTGGCCCGAGAAGCGGGGGAAAATGGGTTTCTTAGGCAAACATGGCGTCCGATATCCGATAAACAAGCTGGATCCGCAGATATTACAACGCCCGCGATGCCCTAAATGTGAATCTTTTGACGTTCCCGTGCGGAATTCTTTACCAATCGAAGATGAAAAAGAGCCGCGAATACAATACCGAAAATGCCGGAATTGCGGCGAAAGTTTTAAAACCATACTAGAATAATTGTCTTTTTGCTATATTGTAGCACTAGTCTTATTGACGCGCCCCCCGATTTAGTATTTTATACAGATCGGAGGGTTTTTTTTATGGCAATCACAGAAAAACTAAACGCGGCTTGGCTCGCGAAAGATACCACAGATTGGAGGGTTTTTTTATGGCAATCACAGAAGAACTAAACGCGGCATGGCTCGCGAAAGACACTGGGGCAAAACTGTTTGAATTCCGCGCGGCGGCGGCTCGGCTGAAAGAAGTCGTGGCGGAAGAAATCGCGACGATGCAACGGATCGCGGCGGACGCGGGTTTTGTCGCGGACGTGGCGGCGGAGATTAAGGCCGAGGGCGCCGTGATTCTGGGGATTGCGAACGCGGCGAATACGGCGTTGTCGCATCCTGACCGGCAAGCGTTTCTCGATTGGAAGCAACCGGCGGCGCAAGGGTAAATCAAAAAGGGAGAAAAGATATGCCTGTAGAAAAGACATCGTGGATTGAAGAACGCGCGGAGTTTCTTGCCGCCATGAAATTGGTTGTTGATCGCTGGGATTCTGCGGACAACGACGACTATCCGCCAGAACATCGTTTTTGTGATTTCGACGGGGACGGTTGCGAAAACGTCTCAGAATTGCGGGCGATTTTGACTCTGAATGGCATTGAAACGCAACCTGGGGCGCAAGGGTAAATCATGGCCGTCGCAGTCGCCTACACTCCCGCGACAAATACGATGGTCCCTACGGGCGGCACGGAGAGCGTGCCCGCGTTGATGATCGCTATGGTCCAAAAAGATTTCGATACGCCTCTCACGTTGCTCGACGCGGCGGTGATTGACGCCGATCCGGATGTGATGTCGCTTGATTCGCCGGTGCGCGCGCGGGATAGTCTGGCGTTGCATTTGTCGATTACGGCGGACGCGAACCGCGCGGGGGCTACGGTTGACATCATCGGGCGTGACCATCTGGGGGATAGCGTTACGGAGACGGGGCTTGATATTGCGACGGCCTTGACGACGGCGGTTGTTACGGCGAACGCTTATTCTCAGGTTTACACGGTGACGTTCAATGGCATGACGAATGGCGACACGGTGACGATCACTCAGCCGAGGCTGGGCGTGATTACGGCTGGGCTGGAACCTGATATTGT